TGACTTAGATAAAGATGGCAAATTATCTGGTTATGAGAAAAAAAGAGGAAAAGCCATCGAAGCAAATATGATGAAAGCTAATAAAGGGATGTCAGTTAAAAGCGATAATAAAAGAGATATAAGAAAAACTGAATCTATGATTGGTGCATCTGAAAGTTCTAAGAGAGAAAAGAAAATAATGAAAGCTAATGTCGGAGTAGCTGTTGAAAAAATTAAAGCAAAAAGTAAAAAAGCTGGACAAGGTCCAAATGTAGATCAATTAAAAAAGAAAAATATAATGAAAGCATCTATGGGTAAATCAGTTAGAGGTTTTGGCGCAGCTAGAACTTCAGGCATGGGTTTACAAGATGAACAATTACCACCAGGAAAATCTTTAGATTATTATAAAGATTTAATGTAATGAATTATGGCTACGTCAGGAACTACAGCTTTCGATTTAAATATCGATGATATAATTGAAGAGGCATACGAAAGAGTTGGTATGCGGACTAATAGTGGAAATGATTTACGTAGTGCAAGAAGAAGTTTAAATTTATTATTTTCTGAATGGGGTAATAGAGGCATACATTTATGGAAAGTAGAACTTAACGAAAAAGCCTTAGTAGCGGGGACAGCTACTTACACAGTAGATGGACAAGTGAATGATGTATTAGAAGCTTACATCTCAACTACCAATGCAGCTGGCAACACTTCAACAACTAATGATATATCTTTAACAAAAATTGATCGATCTGCTTATGCAGCATTACCAAATAAATTACAAACTGGTCAACCATCACAATATTTTGTTGATAGACAAACAACTCCTACGATCAATCTATATTTAGCACCCGATGCAACAACTTATACAACTTTAAAATTTTATACAATTAACAGAATAGAAGATGCTGGCGTTTACACAAATCAGGCTGATGTAGCTTATAGATTTTTACCATGCATGTGCTCTGGATTAGCTTATTATCTTTCTGTAAAAAGAGCACCAGAAAGATTACAAGTTTTAAAACAATTATATGAAGATGAATTATTAAGGGCTTTAAATGAAGATGGTCAAAGAGCATCTGTATATATTTCACCCCAAACATATTTTGGAGATGGAGTATAATGTCTTTCGCAACTGGTAAAAGATCAAAGGCTATATCTGATAGATCAGGTATGGAATATCCTTACAAAGAAATGGTAAAAGAATGGAATGGTTCATTAGTTCATATTTCAGAATTTGAACCTAAACATCCACAGCTTGATCCTCCATATCACAAAGCGGATGCAATAGCCTTAAAAAATCCTAGAGTCATGAAATTTCAACAACCATCACAGGAGTTTGCAAATGATAACACAATTTCTAATTCTGGTGGTATACATGTTGGTGTTGCAGATTTATCCTTACCAGGAGATTTTGCATTTAAAACACAAGAAATTCAAGTTACTACTAATGGTATAACTACAACACAACATAGCATGTTTCCAGAAGACCCATCTTTACAAAACAGAAGAAGAGAACTTATTTCTTTAGTTGGTTCTGTGGAGGTTAGTATTACATAATGGCAATTTCACATTCAAGTTTTTTAACTCAAGTAAGAAACTATACAGAGGTTAGTTCTAATGTTTTGACAGATGCTATCATACAAGAATTTATTAGAAATGTAGAATTAGATATAGCTGGTAAGGTTGATTATGATGACTTAAGAAAATATGCGACTTCAACATTTACTGCAGGAAATAGATATGTTTCATTACCTTCAGATGCATTACTTATAAGATCAGTCCAAGTTATAAGTGGTGGCACTAGAATATTTTTAGAAAAAAGAGACACTAGTTTTATCTCTGAGTTTAATCCCACTGATACACAAGGCACTCCTAAGTATTGGGCAAATTGGGAAGATAATGTTCAAACTGGAGCTATTATTTTAGTTGCACCTACACCAGCTGCTGCTGACACTGTTCAAATAAATTACATTAAAGACCCACCTAATTTTACAAGCACAAATAATACTTTCTTAGCAACTCATCAAGAGTCAATGTTATTACATGGTGTTTTAGCAGAGACCTTTAGATTTTTAAAAGGCCCTGACAACCTATACAACCTATATAATTCGAAGTATAATGAAGAGGTACAGAATTTTGCTCTACAACAAATGGGCAGAAGAAGACGAGGAGAATATTCAGACGGAGTTCCTAGAATAAAAGTCGATTCTCCTAGTCCATAAAAAAATAGGAGAATAAAATGGCAATAACAACAAACGCAATATGTGATTCTTTTAAAAAAGAATTACTTCAAGGAAAACATGACTTTGATACATCATCTGACACTTACAAGTTAGCAATGTTTACAAGTTCTGCGACTCTTGGAAAATCAACAACTAATTATGCAACTGCAAACGAAGTTTCATCATCTGGCTATTCAGCTGGTGGTAAAGCATTAGTAAATCAAGGAGTAAAAGTTTCATCTTCCGTAGCAATTACTGATTTTGCAGACTTATCATTTGTAGGTGTAACACTTACTGCAAGAGGTGCATTAATTTACAATACAACAACTGATGGTGGATCAAGCACTACAGATGCTGTAGCCGTATTAGATTTTGGTGGAGACAAAACAGCAACGTCTGGAACTTTTACAATTCAGTTTCCAGCGTTTACAACATCTGCTGCAATATTAAGATTAGCATAAATTAAAGGAGGAGCCTTGTGGCTGACATTACAGTTTTAGTACAGTCGCCAGGCTCCGAATATTGGGGTCAATCCACTTATGGGTCAAACGATTGGGGTGGATCGGGACTTTCATTAACTTCATCAATTGGAGCTGAAACAGTTACAGCTGGTGCAAATGTTTCAGTATCAGGAATTGCATTAGCCTCATCACAAGGAACAACGGTTGGTGGAACTTCAGTTTTAATAGAAAATCCTGGACCCGTAACAATGTCTATAGGTGTAGGTAGTTCTACTATAGGTATTGGTGTTCCTGTAACGGGTATTAGCTCAACATCGAGCATTGGTTCTGCTACTGTTGATGAATCTACATTAACAGGAATAGGATGGGGCAGACGAGCTTGGGGTAATCTTGCTTGGGGTGAAGCTTTTTCAGTAGCTGCTACTGGACAATCAATCACATCATCTATAGGAAGCGCAGTAGCATCCGCAGATTTTAATGCCAGTGTAGGTGGTGTACAAGCTGACTTTACACTTGGAAGTTTTTCATTAAAAATAGATCAAGACATAACTGTATTT